GCCGGGGCTGCGCCAAGCCCTTCCTGGTGGTTTTAAGCGATATTCGAATCGCGCCGTCCACTAGGTAGTAAATGGATTTGCGCCGCTTTAGGTGTGCCGCCATGGATCACCGCCTCCCCGATCGGTATCTTTAAGCCGTCAAGCACGCGGTAAAACGCGTCAAGCCGGCTTGGAACTTGCCCGTTCAAAATCTTGGTCAGGGTCTTATTGTTGACGCGACAATTGACGCAGCACGCGGCAACGCCCCAGCCGTGCTTTTTCATGCCTTCAAGGATCCGCGGGACGTTAACTTGAGCGTTCATGCGTCGGAAATCTTGCCGCCGAAAATGCCCAAAGCAGCATTCACCATCGGCCTATTTTCTGCCGGTTTTTGGTCCGGTTTTGGGGTCAAAAATGCCTTCCTGAAGGATTTGTCTTGGAGTGAAAAAAGCCCAAAATCTTCAGGAAGGCATTCCTCTTTAGATTCCGGTGGGTTATCACCGGTTTTAAATTCCTTCCTGGCTTCCTCACTAGTATCTGAGGAAGGCAGGAAGGAATATTTATAGGGGTCGCCCTTTTTGCCGGAACCTGACTTAAAAATCTGCCTGATTTCGACCAACAGATTGACGGCTTTTGAAACCGGTGTGTGCCCCTTTTCGACGCGGTTCCAAATGTCATTGATTGTTAGCGGTTCGCCGCCATCTTTGAGCGCATCCAACACCAGCGGCTTGGCTTCCTCTATCTCTACTTCCTGCCGGCTGCCCATCGCCTCAAGGCTGCCGTCGTCTTTAAGCTCGATGACGGTTTCCTCGGTGTCATCGCCGTATCGCTGGATGGTAAAGAACGTTCGCCGCTTGTCCCGTTTCTTGATGTGGATGCTGGTATCGACGCCGCCCAGGAGTCCAGTGGATCCAAGAATATCATCGCCATCCGGCCGGTCTGCTTTGCCGGCATGGTGGGTGAGCAGGATGTGACAGCCTTGCTTACGCGCCGCGGCCATCAACGGCTCTAACGCATTGGTCACTATTGCGTAGTCGTTAAGGTCGCGTAGCCGGCAGAACTTCTGAAGCACGTCGATAATGAGCAGCTTGGCCCCGGTCTCGGCTATCAGCGGCTCCACTTCGGCCATCGCGTTGATAGGCGCAGAACCGAAATGAAATCTGATTGATTCATCGTCAATGCCGGCTGCCGCCAGCTTCTTTTTGATTTCGCCCTTCTTTTCTTCCAATGCTAGATAGACAACCGGCCCCTGCGTTGTCTTGCGGCCAAGAAAATCAGCGCCGCGGCTGACTGCTACGGCAAGATTAAACGCCAGCGTAGTCTTTCCAACCTTCGGCTTGGCGACTAATAAACTCATGCCGCCTGCCGGCAGGATGCCGTCCCATATCCACGACTGCTCTGTGTCCTCAGTCATCATGACATCGCGTGCCGTCACTAGGGTGAAATGATGCCCTGGCTTTTTTTCTTCGGTCTTGCCGGCATCGTATCTGTAAGCCTGCTCTACTTTGCGCAGTGCTTCGCGTTCTGGAAATGGCGGTTTGCATCTTGCCGCGGCTTCAACGATCAACCGCTCCGCCAGGTCGCGGGGAGTGTCGTTGTGGCGCATCTTGCAAGCATATTTGAATAAGGTCTCGTCGCGTTGCCCGTCCGGTATTCCTTCCCAGACTATCGAGCTATCGAATCGCGGCTTTTGCCCGTTGCCATTGTTTGAAGGTCCGTTGATAGCAGTTAAGAGCGCCGCGGGTTGCGGGGGACAACTGCCATTCAATTCCCTTTTCCACTGGTAGAAATTGCCGGATATGTGCGATGACGGTGCGGCCATGATGTAGCCACCATCGGCGCGGCTATCCATGCCGGGTAGAAACTTGTTGCAGGTCTTTACATAAACGCCTGGGTAGCTGAAGATGATATGCCAGCCCTTGCCGGTCTGTTGGATTGGATTTGATTTGAAATCATATTTACTCAATTCAGGCATGGCCAAATCGACATCATCGACATCCACGGCCACAATCCCCGATTTCTCCCCGGTAGCAATGGCGATGTTGGCCTTTGGAAATTTGGTCCAGAAGTCTTTCACGGCTTCGGGGTCCGCGGTTGCATCAAGTAATCCATGCGGAGTCAACGGATGCTTGCCGGGTGATTCGCATTCGGGGTCCCTACAACTGCAAGCACCGTCTTCAATCCAGGCACAAGGGAAGACATGAAGACCCCGTGCGGCATACGATAGTGCGGCCTCAACGAGTGTCGTCATACTTCACCTCGAATCATCATGAGCAGCAACCGATAACGCCAAGTGCACAGCACGCCGCCCTCGACCAAAAGGTCAACGACATCATCGAGCATGGATTCTGCTTCGCTGGCGCCGCCGGTTGCATCGAGCAAAACAGCCGCAAACTTTTCTAGTTGCTGGATTTGCTGGCGAGCAATTAACCTTGCTTCGTTTTCAGGCTTGACGAGCGTTAGGCGTGTGGAGTAAGGTTCCATTGTGAGTTGAGCTGTTTTACTGTTTGAGAGGCCGCGTTAACGCGCGGCCTCTTTTTTTGCGCGGGAAGGGACCAAAAACCCGCGACTACCCTGCCGACGGTGCTCGCGCCGGTAGAGGGTTAAAGCCTTCCATTTCTCGAATCTCATTCACTGTCAAAATGTTTGCGTCGGCTGCAATTTTCCAAGACGCCCAGCGCTGCGCCGGATCGCCGCGAAGTAATCCGCTTAAATCAATTTCAAGTTTGTGAGTAGATCGCGACGCTTCGGAAAATACACTGCGGGAAAATTCCGCTTCGATTTTACGAATCCACGGTGTCAACGTCGCCATGGCAAACCATCGAAGCATGGTCTCGCTGTTCGTGAACGTGCCGTGAGATAAGTCGCCGGCTATAACTGGTGGAACGCCAAAGATTCGGCAGAGTTCTTCAACCGTGAATCTGCGACTTGCTAGAAACTCCGCATCTTCGGGAGAAACACTGATTTGTCGCCACTTGACACCCTGTTCGAGAATCAACGCACGCGCAGCGTTACTCGAACCGGAAAACGCTTGCTCGAAACTTTTTCGCAATCGCTCATGCGACAACTCGCCCAGCTTGGCGTCGACTTCCAGTGCGCCGGATGGATTGATGCCGTTCGTATATAACGCGTTTGCGAAATTCTGGATTGATAGCCCGGCCTGTACTACTGCCGCGGCTCTGCGCAAACGAGAAACGCCTATCAAGGCGTCGTCGCTTCTGTCCCGCAAATGAAACATTTCACCTTGAAGCAGTCGCCGCGGTCTGCCACTTCCGCCGCCGAGATAAGTCACGTCGCTCACGTCGTAGACAAGACGCCGGTTCGGTAACAACTGCACTGAAACATTTTCCCACGGGATGGGATTCAGTCCGACGACTGCGCCGCGGTTATCCGTGATGATTTCGGCGAAAGCATTGCCGCGCAATAAAACCGACGCCATTACCCACTCGATAAAGTCGCTCCACGTTTGATTTTGATTTGGTCCGCCGTCGATTAGTCGCGCTACCGAATGCCGATCGTCAATGACGCGTCCGCTTGATTCGACGAAGCGGTACACGTAACACGGCAAGCTCGCCATCGCCGACGATATGGCGCCGACGCAAGCAAGCACGGTTGAAAGATTCTCAGCCGCTCTAGGATTCGCTGGATAAGCGCCGCCAAGGTCAACGCCTTGCATCATGTCCCACGACGTTGTGTGACGCGTTTCTGGTTCGAGATAGTCTGCTATGCGCCGGATCAGTCCCATTATTTGCAGGTCTCCAAGTATAAGCGAGCGAGATTCAACCGCGGCGTTTTGCTGCGTGCTACGATAGAAGTTTCAGGATATGCCGGCCAAGCACTGACGACGCTAATTTCAAGTAGATTGACAGCACGCAACTCGCGACGATTGCCTTGCCAGCGTTGGCCGTCTTCGGTGACAGTGAATCCAAAGGACATTCCTCCTAAGTCGCCACGCTCGGCGAGTGCCAGCACGTCTTTTCCCGCCTGGGTCTCAGGCAAGGATAAGTCAAACTGAAGTCCTTGTGAGTCTTCAGTGAGTTTTAAATTTCCGCTGCGTGTACG